GGAGGCTGTTGGAAGGTGGGGGGGGGGCGCCCCCCAGCCATTTCGCTTCGAGAGAAGCGATAAACGACCATTCGGGCGGCCTGCCGTCGAGAATGGCTTTGCACACGTAGGCCAGATCACGGCATAGTGGGCGGCCGAACGCCAGCTGGCGGAGTTCGGTGCGCCGCACCAGGCGGGATTCAGTAGCCCTAATGCTATCGGCGCTGGGCGGGTTATCGGAGGCAAACCCCAGATACGATACGGGCACCCCTGATTGTGCTGATACCAGCTGGGCCATCATCTTGAGCTCTTCAATATAGGGCGTAGGTGGGGATGCTTGGAACTGGCCCGCGGTGATGTTCGGCAGCCCATCATCAGGATCACCCGGCGGCACCACCAGGGCCTTACTCATGGCCACCTTCCACCCCATTTGGATGAGGTCGCTTTCTGTCGCGTCCTCGTCTAGGCCTAGCTGGTCGAATGTAGCGTTGAGCAGGTAGCGCTGTGGGGTGGTGTAGTACTCGCGGTTGAACTCCATGCCGAGCACGGTGCGAACACCATGGTCGGTGTAGTATTCGATGGCCGTGGTGATTTCCGAAGCGCCTGCGTCTTTCCCGGCGCGGGACCGGTTTGGGATACGGATCAGGCCGCACCTGCCCCAGCCGTGCTTAACACAAACGGTTTCCTTTTCCGCCTCGTGAGGGTCGGTGATGATAGAGATCACCCGGTCCGGCAGGTGCAGAGTTTGGTATTTTTCGCCGTTTTCCCCGGTTTTTTCGATATACCCTGCTGCCATGCGGTTGAGTCTGTCATCCCACATGTAGGTGGCTTCGCCTGCGGTAACAGCGTCAATAATGATGGTGGGCTCCCCATCGCCGCCTGCTGATACTTCGAGGAACCCCATGCCAGTGACGAGGGATTCCAGGGTGGCTTTAGCAAATTCGGAAGCTAGGTCGTTTTCGGCAAAAACTTGGTCTAGTTCGCTAATGTCGGCCTTTGGAGATATCCACCCCTGCCACTCCAGCCGCTCCGCCAAGGAGTCAACCACAATCTCGGGCCAGCCGACCACGGCTTTGATGCTGCTAGCAACCGCAGGTAGGGCAATATTTAAATCCTTGAGGGCGTTTTTGCCCTCATAGTAGGCCCATTTCAGCTTGTTCTTCCGAGCATGCTCTTGCAGCCGCCCCGACAACTTAGCGATGAGGTTGCACTCGTCGTCTGAGGGGTCATAGTCGTGGATTAGTTCGAGGGTCATCCGATCAGCACCTTTCTTCGCTTCTTAGGGCCGGCCTTGCGGCGAGCACGAACCTTACCGCTGTTCAGGGCCTCACGCCGGCCGACGTTGGCGGCCACCATGGCCACGCACAAATCAACGAGCTGGTGGCTGTCACGGCTGGTTTTACCGATCGCTAGGCCAAATTTATTCCACCTGATTTTCGTGTTGTTCACATGCGCTGTGAGCGCCGGGTTGCCATCATGCCGGAATGGCCCATCCAGGCCATCTTTGTCGATAAGGTCCTGGATGATCTCTACCTCCTGGGAGAAGCGCCGGTTCCGGTCGGCGGCGCCGGGTTCGGAAAGCCGCATGTCCCAGAGGACGGAGTGGGTTTTTGTTGCCCAGCAGCGGAGTTTTCGGCGGAAATCACGGTGCCATGCGTCGATGAGGGGCCTCCAGTAGGAGGCTTCGGTGGTGTCGTCCTTGGCGGGTGATGGGTCGACGCCGAACCAAACTACTTTGTATATCTCCATGATCTCTCGCACCCTGGCGTCCACCTGGTCGCGGTCGACGAGGTAGCCTTCGCCTCGGGGCCCGCGGGGCCTCGACCACACGCCCAACGTTTGGTTGTACCCGTCTGAGATTCGGCAGCCCATGAGGGCTGTGGCGTCTTCTGATTTGGAGCAGTCGAGGAACATGGCGACCTGATCCCCCGGCTCAAACTGGTGTGTGGGGTCGGCGAGTGCCGCCCACGCTTTGGCGCTCACATAAGAGTCTTCGGCATCCCCTAAGCCGTTCATGTAGAAGCGGATAGCGTCACCTGCCGAGAGTTCGGGGTCCACTACTTCGTCGGAGAGGCGTTCGAGGTCGGCCCAGGGGGCGTCGGAGTAGGCCTGTTGGAGCGCCAGCATGCGCTGCTTGGGGTCGTAGATGTCTAGCTTGGGGTCAAATTCAATGGAGTCATAGAGGATGTCTTTCTTTAGTTGGGGGTATTTGCCGGATTGTTGTTTCTGCCATGCTTCGAAAGTTTTTTCGCCGATGGAGTCCTGGCCCCGCTGGTGAGCGTTGGTGAAGTCCACCATTCGGGCCTGCACGCTTTTCTTTGATTTGCCGGCATTTCGGCGGGCGACCTTGGCGACCGCGTGGCCGCCGGAGCGTTGGGTCATGTGGTGGGTTTCATTGAGCACGATGAAAGTAGCGGGGTCACCTTCGGAGGACCGCTCTGAGGCGGTGAGCACTTCGATGCGGGCTGGGGAGGTCTTCACGAAGGTCGCGGTGCGGCCTTTATCCAGCCCGTAGTAGTTGGTGGCTTCAACACCAAATTGGGAGTTGGCAACCCGGAGGACATCTTTGGATTGCTCTTCGGAGTTGGAGGCTATCTGAACTAGAGGCATGGTGTGTTGCTTGCCCACGTATCGGGTGCCGTCCCAATGCAGTTGGGAGGGGCCGAGTAGCTCGATGTTGCACATGGCGGCAGCCAGAGGGTCTTTGCCGCTGCCTTTGCTGCCGCGTTTGCAGCCACGCCGGTAGATGAATCGCCCCTGGTCGTTGAAGGCGTACCAGAGAATGAGGAAGCGGGCTTGCCCTGGTGTGAATCGCCAGGGTTCGCCGTCGTCGTTGAGGAGGCCGGGTTCGTCGGTGCGCCATTCGGCCCAGTCGATGACTGCGGGGCCTAGGGAGTGGGCGATGAGGTCGAGTTTTTCGTCCATGGTGGTGGGCCACGGAAGGGTGCACCAGGCGCCTTTGTCGCCGAGGTAGTAGCCGGGTGGCATGGTGAGGTCAGAGATTAGCGAAGCGGTCATGGGCGTCGATCACCACCCCATCATCTTCGGGTTTGGACTGCTCAACATCGCCGATTTCCCATTGGAGGCGTTTCATGGCCATGGGTGAGAGCCCCAGCCGGTCTTCGATTTGGCGAAGCTCGGCCATGGCGGTGGCGTTGACCACGCTGTGATCGAGCTCGGAACTACCTCCGCGTACGCGGAGAATACATATCGGAGTCAACTTTGGCAGCGGGGCCCCCGGAACTACCTCCGCGTACGCGGAGAATACCGTGTCATTCGCCACAACCGCCGCCAGTGGTGGGAACTACCTCCGCGTACGCGGAGAATACAATGATAAGGTTTTCCATGCTAACCGACTTGGGGAACTACCTCCGCGTACGCGGAGAATACTCAATGACAGTGACTGATCAATTCGCCCAAGCGGAACTACCTCCGCGTACGCGGAGAATACTGGGTGTTTTAGATGCTCGCTTTAAATCGCGTGGAACTACCTCCGCGTACGCGGAGAATACACAAACAACGCCGCCGCCGCCGCCGCGATGGAACTACCTCCGCGTACGCGGAGAATACACATGGTCGCCAAACTGTTTCTTGTACACCAAGGAACTACCTCCGCGTACGCGGAGAATACCTTCTTGGCGGTTACCATCAGCTGGAACGATGCGAACTACCTCCGCGTACGCGGAGAATACATCCTCAGCGGTATCGCCTACTCGGTGGAGGAGGAACTACCTCCGCGTACGCGGAGAATACCCCGGAACGCGGCCATGACTTCATCCCACGCAGGAACTACCTCCGCGTACGCGGAGAATACCTCTTACCATTCTGCCTAGGGATAATAAGAATGGAACTACCTCCGCGTACGCGGAGAATACTGCGCTCAAAGCTGTTAGCTCGGCTATCATATGGAACTACCTCCGCGTACGCGGAGAATACGTCGAAAAACCGGTTAAAATCGGGCAAAACCGGGAACTACCTCCGCGTACGCGGAGAATACATCAGCAATCTGATTCGATAACTGATCCAATTGGAACTACCTCCGCGTACGCGGAGAATACGGTATGCCTGGCCACATGATGGACATGGACGAGGAACTACCTCCGCGTACGCGGAGAATACCCACCTGCACTACACGCTTAAGGAATTCTTAGGGAACTACCTCCGCGTACGCGGAGAATACCTGCCTGATCCTGATTGGGTGCCACCCGCTACGGAACTACCTCCGCGTACGCGGAGAATACAGCGACAGGCCCTTGAAAACCTTACCAGTCTCGGAACTACCTCCGCGTACGCGGAGAATACCTGTCGGGCTTTTCCCAATGGCAAATCCGCAAGGAACTACCTCCGCGTACGCGGAGAATACCTTGATGATGGTGGAGGGTCTTATGCTTTGGCGGAACTACCTCCGCGTACGCGGAGAATACCCCACGACACTGTGCAGAAGACGCGGAAGGAAGGAACTACCTCCGCGTACGCGGAGAATACGTTTGGGGGGTTGGTGCTTTCGCCACCCAATGGGAACTACCTCCGCGTACGCGGAGAATACTTATCCGCGGCATCGCTAGCCCTACCCCTGGCGGAACTACCTCCGCGTACGCGGAGAATACCCCGTATCAATCAGCTGCTTGGTGAGCTTATCGGAACTACCTCCGCGTACGCGGAGAATACCGCGCTCAAACCCCCTAAACGACTGTTGCCACGGAACTACCTCCGCGTACGCGGAGAATACGAAGATAAAGCGTTGCGCTCATGCATGGCGGAGGAACTACCTCCGCGTACGCGGAGAATACACGGCGCCTGCGGGGTCAATGATGGCGCAGGAGGAACTACCTCCGCGTACGCGGAGCATACGGCAGGC